CTTTGAAGTGGAGTGGATGTTGGAAAGCATTAGAGGCGGGCAGCGCCCGACAGTTGTGTTCACATCGTTTTTGAAGGATGAGCTTCGCCCGATTGGGAAGCCAGCACGATTGATCTCATGTGCTCCGTTTCACTTCTCCATTCTAATGCGCCAGTACTTTTTGGGCTTTAGCGAGCACGTCATGAACAATCGCATAATTAACGGCATCGCGGTCGGTATTAGCCCCACGAGTGACGAGTGGACTGTTTTGGGAAACAAGCACACTAAGCGGTTTTGTGTCGCTGGTGATGTGGGCAATTTCGATTGCAGCCTTGAGCCCAACGCTATGCGACGCATCAAAGACATCATCCACGAGTTCTACAATGATTACGGCACGCCGGATTATGAGATTAGGGAGGTTCTCTTTGATGAGCTGATTTACAGTAGGCACGCTTTTGGAAACGCGGTCTACGAGTGGATTGGCTGCAATCCGAGCGGCAATGTTCTGACCGTAATCTTGAACTCAATCATGACTCTGATCATGACCCACAGCGCAGCCCTCGAGATTTGTGATGTGAAACCACAGTTGCGCATAACAGATGTCGAAGTGGACACATATGGGGATGATGTGCTAATATCGTCAGATCGAGAAGAGTTCAGTTTCTTGAACTTTAAAAGGGTGTTCCACAAGTGGGACATCAAGTTCACGGATGAGAACAAGGGAGATGATTTCGTGGAAGTTTGGACTACTGTTCATGAGGTCACGTTCCTGAAGCGTCGCTTCTTGCGGCTGCCCCAGTATTCATCCACGCGTTTTGTTGCGGCTTTGTCCATGGACACCATCCTCAATTGTGTTCAGTGGATGAACAAGACCGATCACACGCACGAGGATTATCTCAACCGTGTCCACACCATGCTTGTCGAGCTCGCAGCTCACGGGCCTGATGTGTACTACCATTGGCAGCGTAAGATCCAGAAAGCAGCTGAGGGCACGTGGTTGGAGAGTCCTTTGGAAATTCGCAAGTGGGAGGAGCGTTTTGAGCTCTTTTTGAGCTCTGACGCCTCCTATTAAGAGAAGCACCGTCCGAAGAAGCAGCTATGACGTTAAACTAGGCTGAGCTCGAGTGAGTTGTGGTGGCCAACTAGCTCGAGTGCTGGAGGGTTAAACCTCGCGGTCACGGCTGTGGGCAGCCCCCACTAACACCGCAAAGCCAGCAACTCGCCAGGATCTGGGTCCTTCTTGGTGTTTTAGTCCAACGACCTACCAACGAAAGCAACGAAAAACCGCAAGCTGCTGCGGAAAATGCAGCCCACCAGCCAGCGGCGTCTGACGCTGCTGGCGTAACAAGTGTAGCCATGGACGCTTCCGTGGTTGTCGAGACGAGAGTGCCGAAATTGTTGGATCCCGAAATCGCAGGAGCCATTCTGCCCAATCAAATTCAATCGGTGGCTGAGTACCTTAGTAAACCGTACTTGGTCGCCTCAGGCAGTTGGCAAACCAGTAACACAATCAACGATCTCTTGTACTCTGGCAATGTGGCCAACATGATTCTGGCGAACAGCATGTGGAGGGAGAAGTTGCAGGGTTACTATGGAATGCGGTTCAACACTGTGCTCCGTGTGACACTCAATGGAACCCCCTTCCATGCTGGTGGCGTAAGGATCGGTTACTATCCAGCCCCCGAGACTAACCCCAATAAGGTCCTTGAGCACACACAACACTACGTCAGCTTCAACCAGCTGCCTGGCGTATACTTAACCCCATCTGAGGAGTCTGTTGTTTTGAAAATTCCGTATGTAAGTCCTCTTAGGTTCTTGGAGTTGACTACAACCAATCGCGTGTCGCCTGCACGCGTTGAGATTAGGGTTCTCCTCCCTCTGAGTGTTGGTTCCAGTGGTTCTCCGTCAATCACTTGGAACATGTGGATGTCGTTGGAAGATGTTGAGTTGTTCGGGCAAAGCGCCACCGTTGTGGCGCAGTCCCAGATGAGTGGCCCCAAACCGCGGATCAGGCAGCGCGGCAACCAACAAGAGCGAGAGCACACGCCAGTCTCGAGTTTTCTCTCGGGCCTGGCACAAGCGAGTGCTCCGTTATCATCCATCCCTACTCTTCAGCCCTTCGTGGGCCCAACTCAGTGGATGCTTAACGCGGCTGCGCTTTCAGCCGGCGCTTTGGGTTGGTCCAAGCCTGCCCACGATGACATGAACCAGCGAGTGACACGCAGCAACCACTGGAACATCGCGAGTGCGACGGGAACCGATGCTGCACAGAAGATGTCCCTCTTTTCCGACAACAAGTTAATGGTGTTGGATGACGCAACAATTGATAGCACGGATCAATGCTCGATTGCCTACATCAAGAGGCAGTGGGCGCCGTGGATACCTATTACGTTTTCCACTTCCAACACTGTCGGTCAACAGGTTGACACACTCCCATTGATTCCCCAGGCGTACACGGTGCTGCATCTCGGCTCCGAGTATTTCACACCAATCAAATGGTTGACGGAGCATTTTCAATGCTATCGTGGATCGTTTGAGTTCAAGTTCATGTTTGCCAAAACAGCGTTTCATGCCGGTCAAATTCAATTTTCGTTCGTGCCTGGTCCTGCGGCAGTGTCGTTGACGCTTGATGAAACGCCAAAAGCTTACCGCTTGGTGTATGATTTTCAAGACGCAGATGAAGTGTGCATTCGTGTGCCTTACATCATGCCTCACGATTACATGTACCGCGATGAGTTCTTTGGTCGTATGTACATTCACGTCTTGACGCCACTCCGAGCCCCTGAGACATGTGCCCAGAGCGTGACCGCCATGGTGTTTGTCCGTGGCGGGGAGGACTTTGAGGTGGCGGTACCCCGTCTGTTCGATTGGACACCCGGTTCAGTTGTGGCACCAGAGTTGGTTGCCCAAGGAGGTTCGACGGAGGTCAGCGGTGATTTGTGCCACACAATGGGCGAAGACGATCCCTTGGGAAGCACGCTGTTTTCTGGTCACACTCAGGGAGAGCACGTGTCCAGCGTGCTCACGCTGCTAAAGCGGTATGAGCAAGTTGTGATGCCTGCAGTTCCTGAGGACAGGTTTGCAGTGTTCTACCCCTGGACAGTGTTCTCCACTGGCGGTGCTCAAACACACCGTTCTGACCGTCACTCATCAATCTTGAGTTGCTTTGCCTTCATGCGTGGTGGCGTTCGAGTTCGCTTCGTCAACTTGAGTGCTACCAACAAGCCCACGTATTTTGAATACTGGAACAATGGGCGAGCACTTGAGTGGTACAACAGTTTCACGCTGGAGCGCACTTCCGACTACCCAGCGTTCGTTACCGTTTCTCGAGTTCATTACGACACGGCGGGTGAGGGTGGTGCAGTCGCCTGCGCGTATCAGGGAAAGTACCGCTTTTGTCCGGTTTCGTGGAACAAGTACCTCATTGACACCAACCCTTCGCAATGGCACCCCACTGGCACTTTGGCGTATCGTGGGTTCGGCACCGGCGAGGGTGCCGATGACAGGCTCATGCTGCGCGCTTTTGATGATGACTTTCAACCAATTTTCTGGGTGGGCATTCCACCGCATCGCAAGGTGACGCCATCATAATTTTCTTTCTTTTCTGTTCTTTGTCTTTGTTTTTCCTTTTCTTCTGAAGAGTTTTGTTTGGTGAAGATTTGCTGATCTACGCTTGCTCAGGCGGTGATACAGCCAGAAAAACCCAAAAAATATTTGATTTTCTTTCAGTATATTTTGGACGCGGATAACCCGTGAACAAGTTTCACTTGCCGCACCAGCCCCAAAAGGTTGGTGCTTCTTGTGTAGAGCAGCTTGTTCCAACA